AATCTACATCTTTTGTTTCTAATATTTTATTGAAATTCATATTCAACAAATTTGCCAAATGGATGTCTGATAGTTGACCAGTAAGTGTAATCGCCTCAGCCATGCGATAATCATAATAATGGAACCCCTCATTGCCAATGCTGCCGAATGCAGAATTCGCCTTTTGTGTTTAAATGAAGTCGTTAATTTCATCCCATATAGCTGCATATTACTATGCAGAACAGACTATCTCTTCACCTTCACAGGTGCTATGCGCTTCGAGTCACTTGACCCTACGGCTTTCGCCTAGTCGTTACACCTTCCCATATTAGGGCTTGGCTCGGTATTGTCCCAATTTGGGATGTTCACCGAATTCACATAGTTTTCAATTACAAATTTCTTTGTATTGCGCCCACGATTAAGCGATTTTCAATGCAAGTTGTTTATTTTTTAATGCTGCTATTTTTGCTCTACTACTATTTCTCAATTCTAAAAGCTCGTCTAAAGTCATTTCTGAATAATTCATATGTTTCCTTTCTAATGATTATTGCCAATCTCTACGGTCGCGCTGCGCGTTCACTTATTTCCCTTTCTATAATTTGATATTCCGATTCTAGTCGAAGCATTTCTTTTTTAGCTATTGCACGACCAGTCATACAATATTCCATCAATTCTGCTAGAAATCCTTTTTTGGATTTATCATACATTGTACCATTTGCAGCAATTGTATGATTGATTGATTTTGCATAATCAATGGCAGCAATAGCATCTGCATCATTATCCAAGAAATTTCTTGCTCTAATATCATATTCCGGTGCTCTAAATGTCTCCGGCGATATGTTCCATTGACGAATAACAGAAGGATATAGGGATGAGAAGTCGAAAGACATACACCATCCATACATGCCCTGTATACCGTCTTTCACCCATGCACCTTCTACATCCCCCCTCAATCCATTTTTTCGAGGCGGAACTGCAATCTTTTTCTTATTCAAGTGATGATAGATGAATGCTTCCCATGGAGCAACAGTGCGATATACATCTCCTAGATTGCAATGATACATATATGCCATAGCAAAAGCAAGTTCAATCAACTTCATCTTGTCTTCTAATTTCTTAACAAGAATTGAGTCTATCGCATTATATCTCACGAAAGTGTCGAAGTGGTTTACGTAAGAATCTCTGAATGACACCCCTGGTAATTCAAGTTTTGTTTCGCCAAGTTCTTCTTGGGCAATAAATCCTAATGCGTACGATTCTTTCGATGAATATGTGCCGAATTTCTTATAGAGTTCAAGATAATCCAAGTCTATGATACCATAAATCTCATACGTCTGAATTTCTTTTCCACGGATATTAACCATCTTTTCACGAATATAATTGAATGGCGATAGCCGTTTAACTTGTGTCTCATCAAATAGTAGTTTGATTCGATTAATCATATATGGTATATCGAATCCTGATGTATTCCACCCCGTCCAAACATCTGGTTTTGTTGCAATCTGAAATTCGATAAAAAACTTTAATAGTTCTTTCTCAGTATCAAATTTTTTATATATAAAGGCATCAGACTCAACTTTATCAAACTCTTTTAATCCTAATACGACCGTTTTATCTGTTATATTATCGTGTATAGATATGAGAACAATCGGAATGCGCGCTGCCTGAATATCAGGAAAACCTTCTTCGGAATCCTCATCTACTGTTTCGATGTCTATCGTGTGAATTTTTACATGTGATATATCATATTCAATATCTCCTGGAAATTTTGAATTTATATATTGAAGGTTCCACTTAGTCATGCCATGAAGTTCAATCCCATGGACATCCTTATACATTTCTACATAATCTTTTGCTTCTCGGATATTATTGAATTGAATTGGTTCGAGTGGGGTGTTTTTGTATAAATCATTCCAAGATTTTTCGTCTCTATTTTTTGTGGAAACGAATAATGTAGGGCCAAAATCAATCTTTTCGATTATTTGTCGGCCCTTATCATATCCTCTATATAATATAGAATTACCAAGAGTTTGGCAATAAGTGTAAAATTTCATAATTATCTCCCTGTTATTATTTTAAACCATGTCAAGCCAACAATCAAATTATTTTGATTTGTGAATCTTTGGAGGAAGAATAATAACTCAATTACTCACAGCCCATTATCTTTGAAATGCTTATTGATTACTTCAAATGCAACAGGCGTATAATTATTCCTTTCTACAGATACGTTGAAGTACTTAGGGTCGTCGATTTCAGTCCAGACCGGTGAACCATGTTCTAAAGAAAATAATTGCTTCTTCACAGTTCCAGAATGTAAATGCCCATGCACGTTACTCCTCCACCTGCTTAGACTTCCTGGGTGGATTGGAATGTGGCTCAAATGAATCCTGTCTAGCATGTGACAAGACCTAACATCTTTAAAGTACTGATTATAAGCTGACATCTTCAAACTATCGTGATTTCCTTTAATGAGGACTTTTGCGCCATTCAATCTTGGCATGACATTATGAAAGTGAGTAGCACCAAAACACACATCTCCCAAGAAATAAACTGTATCATTTGGCCCAACAACTGAATTATGATTATTAACCATAGTCTCGTCCATCTCTTCACACGAGTCAAATGTCCTCAAATTTGAACCATCCTCGTTTAAAAATGAGAGGATGTTACAATGGCCAAAGTGTTGGTCTGCAATTAGAAAAGTGTCACTCATTTATTGCTCCTTTTGTAATCTCTTTTATTACTTTTGTTATGTCGCTTTGAAACTCATCTATTGTACCATTATTGAAAATTACAAAATCGATGTACTTTTCATCTAACGTGATATTGGACGCGTGATTGACTGCTCCGTTTATTTTATTATCAGAATCGAATTTATTATCGTCGCGAATAATATGGACAATAAATCCCCCCAAATCTTTTACTCTTTTAGCCTCATTCTCAAAACGTAAATCAGTATTGACAACAGATTGTCCTTTATTCCATGCATGCTCTATTCCTTCTTGGGCCAAATCGACCCATACGGAATCTTTAATTAATACTCTGCCCCATTCAGTACCTAGAGTTTGCGCCATGTATCTGATACTTCGCTCAAATTTATAATGGGCGGAATTTTTGATATTTGGGTTCTCAATGTCTTCCATCGGGATATTGAACATCGCCGAGAGTCCTCGTTTAATTGGGGCGGCAAATGATACTTTTGACCAATTACCACCATCTCGGATAAGATGATTTGCAAATGTGTCTTTACCAGACCCAGGTAAACCGTGGCAAGCAATGAGAATATGGGGCAATTTATCTTTATTATCAGCGCACAAAATTTCTACCCCCAGCTAGAAATTTCATTTTATTCCTTTACAATCTTCACTTTAAAACCAAGTAGGTTTTCGATGTCAGCAACAGACAATTCCTTTACAGGATGCATCTTTGCATTGAATTCTGCTTCGGTACATATTACACCATTCAGATACCAGAAATTGTCTCCATTAGCAAATTCAATCGCCGGGCCGTCTTCATGCCGCAGTTTATCGTTCAGATACCAGTGTTTATCTCCATTAGCAAATTCAATCGCCGGGCCGTCTTCTCGATGGCGTTTACCGTTCAGGTACCAGTATTTGTTTCCGTCGACATATTCAGCAGCAGGGCCGTCTTCACGGTGCAATTTACCGTTCAGGTACCAATAAATGTCGCCATTATCATGAACCTTAACTTCGTATGTTTTCATTTTATTCCTTTACAATCTTCACTTTATACCCAAGTAGCTTTTCGATGTCAGCAACAGACAATTCTTTTTCTGGATTGAGCATTGCATTAAATTCTGCTTCGGTGTATCTTATATCATCTAGATACCAGTATTTGTTTCCGTCGACATATTCAATCGCCGGGCCGTCTTCACGATGGCATTTACCGTTCAGATACCAGAATTTATCTCCATTGGCGTATTCAGCAGCAGGGCCGTCTTCACGATGCAGTTTACCATTCAAAAACCAATGTTTGTTTCCATTAGCAAGTTCTACTGCAGGGCCGTCTTCACGATGCAGTTTACCATCTTTGAACCAGATTTTGTTTCCATTGGCAAGTTCAATTGCAGGGCCGTCTTCACGATGCAATTCACAATTCAGATACCAATAAATGCCGCCATCATCATTAATCTTGATTTCGTATGGTTTCATCTATTCCTTTACAATTTTCA